ACTGCCATCTACGCGGTCTCCAGCGCGCGGTATAGCAAGTTCTCCGCCGTGTGCGGTTCGCTCTCAATCATTTTCGGCATCCTCTTTTATTCCACAAGGGCGTACCGCAAGAAAAGCGAATGGGAAGACCTGCATGATCGTGTTCTTGATGTGCTGTCTACAATCAATGTTGTGAATGACAGCTTTCCGTATTACGACATCAAGCCTTATGTACTCTCTTGCCTCGACGAATACAGCGATTGTATTCGCAGCGGAAAGCAGCATCAATACGAACTCCGGAACGGCCGTGTATATCGCGCCTCTCCCACAGAGCCGGTTCTGTTTGCGTTCGTCTGCATCGGTCTGTACGCCGTTGACAGTGACAATGAAAAGTTGCGTTCCTACTGTGACGCAAATATAGAATCCGCACGTCGAGCAGAGTATCGCCACTTGCGGTAGTTCATGATATCAGAACAGCACCGGGTTCCCCCGGTGCTGTTCTTTTCTCACTGCATCCACGGTGGCAGCGTAGAAACCTCCGCCGCGTTCTCGCCGCCGTTCTTGGCGGCTTCCTTCGCGTCCAGAACTCTCCGCCCCACAGTTGCGCTGTACGGGTTTCCTTTCGCGCTCTTGCTTCCGGTGAACAGCTGCCACAGTACAGCCTTCTCATCGTTCGTCAGGTACAGTTCCGCTCTTCCGTTCTCCACGTCCCACGGTGCCAGCAGTGCGCCGCTGCCGCTCATGCCGTCAATGGCAGCTTCCACTTCTGTGTTCTTGTAGCTTCCGTTGCCGTCCGTGTCATACTTTGGCAGCGTCTCCTTCAGGCGTACCCACGCCTCCGGCACAATGCCGAAGCTGTCTGCGATCTGGAACTTCGCCCATGCGTCATCCGTCATCACTGCCTTCAGCGCCGCCTTCTGCGTTTCCGCATCGCTGGCCGCGTCGATAGCTGCACGCCATTTCTGCGCGGGGCTTACATTCTTCTTGCCGTCTTCCGGTTCCAGCTCGTTCAGTGACCTCGCCATGTCGAACGCCGTCTCTGCGTCCACGCCGGATGCAATGCCGTCCAGATACTTGTCTACCGCTCCGCTCAGCCGCAGCGTCAGGTAGTCATCCATTCCCAGCCCGCTCTGCGTAACCTGCAGCATCTTCGCATACTGCGACGGTTTCCCGCTCTCGGTCTTCATGTCGGTTCCCATGATGCTCCCGGCAATGGCCTGCTTGATCTTGTCGGAGTAGTCCTTCTCCTGCAGCAGCGCGTACTTCTGCGCGTCGCTCACGCCGCTCTTGCCGTCCTCCGGTTCCAGCGTTCCGCTCTCTCCGTACCACGCCGCCCAGTCCGCCGCGCTGGCTCCCGCCGCAATAGCTTCATCCGCACCGGTGGCGAAACCTTCCTGCTCGTAGTCTGCGAACAATACCGCTTTCGCCTTTTCGCTTGCGTAGTTGTATAGGCTGTAGAGCATCTTCGCCTTCGTCGCATCTCCCGCCGCCCGGAAGTCCTCTGCCGCCGTCAACTCCTTCAGGTTTCCGCCCACAGTCCCGCTCCACACCTTGTTGTATGTCTGCTGCTGCGCGATGCTCAGCTTGCGGCTTTCCCCATTCACGCTGACAGAAGACGGCGTGCTGCTCGGCACCGCGTTGGTGTATCCGCCCTCATACAGTCCGGCGATCTGCTTCACTGCATCGTCCGAGATGTCGCCAGCTCTGTCTTCCAGAAGATTGCCCACTCGCGTCTCCAGTGCCTTTCCTTCCAGTCCCTTCAGTCCGCTCTTATCAGCCTTCCCGAAGAAGTCTTCATACTCCACTGCAAGAGACGGTGCCAGCCACTTCACCATGCCCAGCAGGTATCCCTTCACGTTGTCAGCCGGAAGTCCGCCGAAGTAGGTAGCGATCGTCGCGGCGATCTCGTCAACAGCAGACAGGTATGCGCCGCTGTTGTCGCTCATGTACTGCGTCCAGCTTCCGCCGTCCTTGATGACGCTCCCGCTCTCTCTGATGAACTTCGTTGCCGTCTGTCCGATTCCTGCGATCTCGTCGAGGATGGCTTCGATCTGCTCAACACCCGGCGTTTCAATGCCGTACCACTTGTCTCCTGTGATGATGCTGCCAATAAGGTCAGATGCCGTGTCTCCGAAGATAGCTACGCCCATGCTGTCGTACATGAACTGCCGCAGGAACTGTTCCGTGATGCTCTCCAGCGTCAGCTCTCCATCCTCGTTCTGGTATCTCCTCGCCTTGTTCTTCAGCAGCGTGTTCAGGAAGGTGATGGTTCCGATCATCAGGTTTCCCGCGACAATAGCCAAGACCACGCGGCCAACCTTCCGCTTCGCCTCTCGCCGTTCCTTCTCTCCGCTCCCGTGCTTCTTGTGGTACTCCGCCTCTCCCATGGCCTGCCGCAGCATGTTGTACTCCTGCTGCGGCACCGTCTTGAAGAGGGTGAAGGTTCTGGTGATGGCGTTGCTGTCCCGCATGATGTTGCTGCGGTGCATCGTGTCATACATGGGCTGGCTGCGGCTCGTCGCCTCCTCGAACTCTTCCGCCACCTTCTTGTAGAACGGGCTTGTTCCGTTTGCGATCTGCTCCTGTGTGCCCATCTCCAGTTCCGGATGTTCTCTCCGTACCTTGTTCGCTGCCCACGACCACAACGTTTTTACAGTTGCACCGTCCATGGCAGTGATGGCTCCGCCGCCGAACACGAAGTTCAGCACGCCCTTTTCCTGCAGCCTGCCGGGATGGTTTTTCAGCAGCGCCGTCTCCGGTGTCGCGTAGCCCAGCAATCTGTAGGAAAGTTCGCTTGTGTATGTCTCGATCAGATCGTCGCTGACCTGCAGCGCTTTTCCGATGTTCGGCATATTGCTCCAGTCGAGGTACGCCGCCGCCAGCGGGAACGATGCCGCCTGCTTCAGCACGATGGATGGGTTGAAGCCGAACACGCTGGAAATGTACTTACTGAGCGCGCCGGATACCAGTTCATCTACCTTCCCTCGCGCAGACGGTTTGCCGTCCTGCAGCTCGACGATGAGATTGTCAATGAAGGTCTTTGTGCTCTTGCCCCATTCGTGCGTAACAACATCGGCCATGGAATCCTTTCCGTCACCCCAGTTCATGAGCGTGTTCCAGTTTCTTACCGGGATAGCCATGCCCACGAATCGCGCCGTCTGATCGACGTGCTTTTCAAAGGCATCAAACGCGCCGATATTGTAGCTTGGGTTCTTGGAATGCTGTCTGGTCTTCAGGTTGCCCACGCCTTCCGCCGTTGCGTTGTATACGCCCGGTTCGCTCTTGACGTAGTTGCTGTTGGTGTAGATCGGCGCGTAGTTCTTGCTCACAGCCTTGTCGTAGCCGTACAGAATGTTGGATACGCGGTTGATCTCCTTCTTTGCGAACTGGTTGTAGTAGTTCTCCAGAAGGCTGGCCAGCTCCTGTTCTTCCGGTGTCAGGTCTTTCGTCAGTGCCTTCACCGTCTCCGGCGCAAGCCGCACGGTTTTTCCCTGTGCGAACGCTTCTGCTCGTTTGCCCTTGCTGTACAACTCTCTGTCAGCAAAAGTACGGCCTCCTGCCATGTGCCGCAGGTTTTCGTAGCTCTTGCTCTCCAGATACATGTGTACCTTCTGCGCCGGTGTCATATAGACTTTGACGGTGTTGCCGAAGATCGGCTTGTCGCCCATGCCCAGCTCCAGCAGCTCCGGCACTTCCACTTCGTACCAGATAGCGTCATCGCCCTGCCCGTCCGCCTTCTTGACCCACTCCGCATTGTCAGAAAGCCACCCGGAAAGCTGGCGTTTTGCCTTCACCTCGTATCGGCGCTTTTCTCGTTCGCCCTTCTCCAGCTGCTTGGCCATCTTGAACCACTTGCTGTCCCGGTTCCATCCGGTCATGCTCTCCAGCAGGTTCATCGGCGTGAGCTGCCAGTCGTTGGCGTACTTGTTGAACGCTCCCTTTGCTCCCGTCTTTTCTCCGCTGCCACCGCCGTTTCGCAGTTCCTGCTTCGCGTCGCTGTACAGTTCGGAGAACATCGTATGCTCCTCGTCCGCGATGACGTTGTTTCTGTTGTAGAACTCCGTCCGCAGACCCACCGCCGCCTTGTACAAGTCCTGCAAGGCAGCTATATCCATGTCCGCGATCTTCTCATCATCCAGACGGTGCACGATGTGCTCCAGCTCCTTCGACGGCAGGAAGTTCGGGTCGTTCTTCTGTGCGTCCTTGTACATCTGCGCAAGGTCGCTCCATGTCGCGCCGTACTTGTCGCTCCAGTTCATCTCATTGGCAGCGCCTACAGCATAGATGTCGATGTCGCCCAGCACCTCGTCCCATGTGCCTTGCAGCTCTTCCGGCGCTCTGTACTGGTTCTTGGCCAGCCACTGCAGCTGCTTCAGCGTCTTCTGCTGCAGCTCTCTCAGTTCCCGGTTCTCTCGCTGCCGCTGGCTCATCTCCTTGCGGCGCTGTCGCTCGTCCGCTCTGCGGATGTCTTCTTTCTGGCGTGCGCGCTGTTCGCGCTCGCTTGCCTTCTCCCGCTCCTGCGCGATCTTCACGCCGGTGCGGTCTCTCAGCTTGATCTCCAGCTTCGCCTTCTCCGCAAAGGTGCGCAGCGCCCAGTCCATTTGCCGTTCGATATTATCCAGCACCTCGTCCTCGCTGACATACTCCTGCTCCGCCAGCATGGCCGTGTATTCCGAAAGGCTCATCTTCTCCGCCTTTCCTTCCTCCGCCATCTGCACGATGCGTTCCAGAATCGTCCGGCTGTCCAGCTCCTGCGCGTCAAACGCTCCGGGCAGTAGGTCTGCCAGTTCCTCGTTGATGCTGTCAATGCCGCTGTCGCTGCGGTCATTGGTCAGCATTACACCCGCCGCGAACGCCTGCTTGCGGAAGCTGTTCCAGTCATCGCTGAACTCGTGCTTCACGCCCTCCGGCACATAGATGCGTCTGCCAACAACAGTCTGGCGTGCGTCCCTGTAGTATTCGTCCGCTTCCACTTCCATCACGCCGGATGCGTACATCCGGTCAAAGAACTCGTCGCGGTCTCTCTGGCTCAGCTCTCCGTTCTTCAGCATCCGCTCCGCGATCTGATCGACGTACCCGCCCAGCTCCGCGCGCATACCGTCCGGAATAGAGAAGAGGTTCAGCAAGTTCTGCTTCAAATCTCGCTTGGCGATGATCGGCAGGCTCTCCGCTACCGGCTTCGTTGTCCTGCGCGGTTTCTTCTCCTTCTTCTCCGGCTTCTGCATTTCCGCCTGCGGCTCCGCCCCGGCTTCTTCGTCATCCACGCTGAAGCGCACGCCCTCCAGCCCGTTCACCAGCTCCCGCCGCTGTTCGTCGTTGCCGGTCTCGTACTGGATGATGTTCACGCCGGTGGCAGCCTTCACCGCCGCGATCTCTTCCGCTGGTGCGCTGGTGGGCGCGATGATGGCCGCCGCCTCGCTGAAGGGGACTACTCTCTGCGCCTTCGCCTCGTAGTAGCCCGTAGGAATGTTGGCTGCACGGTCAATGAGCGCAAGGATGCTCTTGGCGTGCCCGTCGGATATGGCATAGCCTTCCTTTCGGAACGCTGCCTTCACCGCCGCCGCAGTCTTCTTGCCTTTGGCCGCCTCTGCAATGATGCGGCTCAGGTTCTGCTCTTCCTCGAAGGTGTTGTCGAACTGGTGTTTTGTGGTACGCAGCAGATCGTCCGTCACCCGGTCAAGGTAGATGCCGAGGTCTCGCAGCGCCTTCTCGTGTTCCTCTTCGCTTACCGTGCGCAGTCTCGCCTCGTCCGCGTGCATCTCGTCCACGTTCCGATATTCCCGTGTGGCCGTTGCCGCCAGCGTCTCCGGTGTCACGCCGTACATGTTCGCGCCCTTGGCCGCCGCCATGTTCATGGCTTTCACGATGTTCTCCGCCGTGTAGTCCCAGTGCGTCTGCGCAAAGCTGCGTCTGCCGCTGTCGGTCACTGCGTCCATGCCGTTGTAGATGCCTCGCTCGCCCAGCAGTCCCTCCAGCTGCGGCTGCACCCAGTCTTTCACTGTCTGCAGCGCGCCGCTCTGGCTTCCGTCCGGTGCGATCATCTCCATCATCTTGGCAGCCGTAGCTTCCTTGTCGATCTCGCCCGCGCTTCCGCCGCTCTCATAGAACTCCTGTGCGTTCCTGATGAAGTCCTCTACACGGTTTTGGAATACGTTGTTCTCCATGTAGTAGTCGATGCGCTTCTCTTTGGATTCCGGTCTGCGATTCAGGAAGTTGGCGTGTTCCTCTGCATAGACTTCCCGGATGGCCTGCTCCGCCGGTTTCATCTCTTCCGCTGTCAGGCGCTCACCGGTTATCAGCTTCACCGTCAGCCGCGCCACTTCCTGTTCGCCCACCTTGTCGATGTATCGCCGGATGGTTTCATTGCTGAAGAAGCGGTCAAACTGCTTGTCGCGGTATACCGGTTCAAGGCTCTTCCCCTCACTCTGCAGGTAGGCCGCCTGCACCTCCGGATAGTTTGCCAGCTTGTCGGCGATTTCCCGCGGCTCCAATCTGGTCTCGTTCTCCAGTCCGATCTTTCCCAGCGTGCTGCCGCCTTGGAAAACTCCATCCGCAAACTGGATCGACAGGTTCTTGATGTTCTCGTCGAACGCCCGCCGCTCCTCGTAGTTCACCTCGCGCTCCACCAGCGCGTTGTCCTTCGTCGGTGTCCATGCGTCGCCGCCGTACACCTTGTTGCGCGGGTCTGCCTCCGGGTCAATGGTGGCGCGCGGGAACACCACGCTGGTGTCGCCGTACTTCGTGTGTCCCTCCGCCGCGTCCACGATGGCCACGGAAGGAGAGGGGATGCCGCCCCAGTTCAAGGCCGCGTCACGGATAACAGACCAATCCTTGTTGTGCACGGCGATCAGGTCTTTCGTCCGCTCCACCGGCTCGTCGATGGAGAAGCGCGTCTTGACAGGCGGCAGCTTCTCTGCTACACTTTCTTCAGACGCAGAGCTGATGGCCGGTGCGCTCCCTCCCAGCGATTGACTACCGCTGGTGACAGTCCCGACGGTGTTAGGCTCTGCGTTAGTCATTTCTGGCAGCACAAAAGCCTCCCCCTCCGGGGTCAGGATACGATGTACCTTGTAGCGGTTGCCCTTGGTTTTCATCACCACTACCGCCATATTCCCGCGCTTTCCGTTCAGCTCCACCGGAGCTGCGATAGTCAGCGTTTCGTAATCGCGTCCCTTGTGGTTGCCGTGTCCGCTGATCTCGATACCGCGCTTCAACACCTGCGGCAGTGCCTGATATGCCGCTGCCTCCGCATCTGTCTGGATATAATTCAGGCTCCGGTTCAGCAGCTTCTCATCAAAGTCAATCAGGCCGATGCTCGGATTATCGACGTGGTATCCCGTCTTCTTCAGATCATTGACGATCTTCTGTCGGAATGCCCCGGTGCTCATACCTTTCCAGCCGTTGTCACGAATCGTGGCGACGGCTTTCATATTGTTCAGCTCACTCTGATGTTCCCGCAGCTGTTCCTTCACGCTGTCCTGTTCGCTTCTGCTCATGGCGTATCCGTCGCCGTCATCTGCAAACACCGTGTTCTCGTCACCGTAGTCTGGCGGCACCATCTTCCGTGTCCAGTCGGACATGCTTCTGCGGTTCGCTGCGTCTCTGGCCTCGATCTCACCCGCCGTGTTGTAGTACAGCTCGCTCGGCACACTGTTGCCCGGACGGTTCATCTGCGTGTAGTAGTTGTCCCGCAGGTCGTAGTATTCGTTAATCTTCCCGTCAAGTCCCCGCTGTTCCGCTTCCTCCCACAGTCGGTCATATTCCGCGAGGTCATCGTCCAGTTCTCCGGCTTGTTCTATCTTGTCCTTCAGTGCCAGCGCTTCCTCGTTCGCCTCGTCCAGCTGGAATCGAATCAGTTTTTCCCTTGCGTCTTGGAAGCCCTTGCTTTGAATCTCGTCCCCGCTGGTCAGCCTTTCTTCCCAGTATTCCCGGTTGCTCCCTCGCGCGAAGCCCTCCGCGTTCTGGATGGCGTGTTGGATTTCGTGAACCAGCGTTTCCTGCGGCGCGCCTCTCAGCTCGTTGCTCAGGGTGATCTTGTTCCCCGACGGACTGTAGCTTCCCAGCGTTCCTCTTTGCAGGTCTGCAAATTCTACCCTCGTTCGCCGCAGCTGCGGATAGGCTCTGAACAGCTCCTCGTGGTCGATGATGTCCTCCAGCGTTGCGTTGCCTCTGTCCACGCGCTCGCTCAGGCGGCCATACTCGCGCCCCCACGTTTCATCCAGCTGCTGCAGGCGGGTCTCTTCCTCCGCCGTCACCTCGCCGGTCATCCACTTGCGCATCAGCTTCTGATACTCTGCGTAGTCCGGATGGCTTCTGCTGAAGGCAGCGTCGCCGCCGCGATGATAGGTCATATCGCTGTCGTTGATCTCGAAGCGCCACTTGCCGTCCATGCCTTCATGCCAGCCCGTCGCCTTGCGGATGCTCTCCATGTCGGCACCCGCCTCCTGCATCTCCTGCGCTTCCCGCAGTGTCTGCAGGTTTGCTCCGTTGGCATTCGCCCCGGCGTAGCTGTATCGTTCAGGCGGCCCCGTTTTCCGGTCTGTCGCCGCCGCGTTTTCCCGGCTTGCGGTCATCCTGCGTGCATCCACCGTTTCTCTCGCAGTGTCCTGATACTTCTCTGCGTGCGCGCCGAAGGCGTTGATTCCCGCATACGCATCTGCGAAAACTTCGTTCTTCACATCCAGCAGCGCCGCCTCCAGCTCTGCATCCGTTGCATTCTCCGGCAGGTCAATCACGCCGCGCAGCTTCTGGATGTAGGTGGTCAGGATTTTGTCGAACTCCTCTTGTCCGTACTTCTCCGTGATAGCCTGCTCGATGCTTCGGACGAGGCCGGTGTCATTGTCTGCATAGTCGTGGAAAAGCTCGTGGTCTGCGATCTGGTCTGTGCTCAGTCGAAGGTTGTCTGCCTGCAGGATGATGTCCGTTGCGCTGTACACGCCCCGTACCTTCGCCACACCGCCGCCGCTCGTGTTGATCTGAATGCTGCCCAGCACCATTGTCACGCGCTTTCCGGTCTCCTGCGTCAGTCTCTGCGCCGTCCGCCGCAGTTCTTCGTCCCACGCCTCCTCCGGCAGCACCGCCAGCGTCTTCGCTTCCGTTCCATTTTCCAGTCCCAGCTCTCGGCTGCTTATCTTCTGGAGCCGTAGAGTTCTTCCAAGATTCTGTCTTTCAACCGCTGTTCTGCTCTGTTCAGCGGTGCGTTGTGGTCTGCCTTCTGCCAAGATTCCACTTTGTCCTCCGGTACTCTCACCAGAAAGCCGTCCTCCGTTTCCATCAGGCAGCTGGATTGCTCCGCTGTCGGCAGCATCGCTCTGTTCTGCTCCATTACTCGTTCCTCCTTCAGTCATTTCCCGTTCGGTTCGTTCCGCCGGTGCGACCGCATTGACCTCCGCCGCCGTCGTCAGCATCTCCGGCTGTTCCGGCATGGTCTCCCACTGTTCCGGAAGCGCTGCGTTTGGCACGTTCTGTTCCGCCGCCGGTGTGGTTTGTTCCGCCTGCCGCTCCATCATCCGCTGCAGCACCTGCGTGGCCGCCGGATTGTTCACCAGCTCCGTCACGGCATACCCGTCTGTCAGTTCTCCGCGTAGAAAGGCTTCGATGTTCTGCGCAGTTTTCTGTGCCGTCTGCGGCTGCTCACCTAGCTCCACCAGCTGCTGCTCGATGGTCTGCATGCTCGTTTCCTGCTGCGTGCTTTTCGCCTCCGGCTGCGTGGTCACGGTCTGCGCCGCTGCAGCCGCTGCCATTCCGCTCGGCTCCTGCGTCGTTTGCTGCTGCAAGCCCTGTTGAATAGCAGCCTGCAGCCCTCGCTCCATCTGCTGCACCATCGCCGGGTCTGTCGGAGCCTGCGGTGTTTCGTCTCCCGTCGGCAGCATTCCCGTGCTGCCTGCTCCCGGCAGCAGATTCCCCGGTGCCTGTGCCGCCGTAGATGCAGCGTTGTACCCGTTGACGTAATTCTGCATGGCCTGCTCGATAATATCCAGCGCGCCGTTCAGCTCGTTCACCGCCTTCTGCTGTCCTGCGATGTAGTAGCTGTTCACGCTTTTTCGCAAGCTCTGTGTCTGTTCCAGAATCACCTGTGCCTGCTGCGCCTTGGCTTCGGCGCTCATGTTCTCCGTTCCGCTCAGCATGGCCTTGTAGCCCTGCTCAATCGCCTTGTAGGCGTTTTCCATGTTCGCCTTCTGCGCCTGCGTAGTCTGATAGGTTCCGATAGCTCCCGTCAGCACGCTGAAAGCGAAGGCTGTCACCAGTCCGGATGCGATGTCCTCCTTGCTCGGTTTCTCATCCGCCGCTGCGTAGCCCACCGCTTGGTTGACTGTTGCATTGGTCATGCCGCTGGTCGTCTGGCGCACGAACTCCATGAACGGGGTCATCATCCCCTTGTCCCGCAGCAGGTTGGCCATTCCGCTGCCCACCAGTCCGCCTGCCAGATTTCCTGCCATGCCCTGCACGCCGCTGACGGCAATGCCCTTCAGGTAATCATCTCCGCCGATATACCCGGTCGCCGCCGCTCCTGCATTTTGCAGTGCATTCGCTCCCGCAAAGCTCATAGCGCCGGTTGCCATCTGCGTGCTCAGTGCGCCAGCGCTCATTCCCGCAGCCTTAACGCCCGCTCCCGCTGCGCTGCCCACGCCGTACAGCAGCATCAGGTTGCCGCCCACGCTTCCCGCGTGGTACATGCCGCTGTGCTCCTCTTTCGCGCCAGCAGCATCCTGCAGGAATTTGCCATACCACTCCTTGCCTCGTGCCTTCGATTCCTCGTCTCCCAGTGCGTTGCCCAGCGCAGCAGATACCGACGCAAGCCCCGTCCCTTGCAGCACACCGTATGCCATTGCCTCGATGCCTGTATAGCCCTTGGATGCCACCTTGTCAAGGTATTCGTATGCAGTCTTGTGCTCATGGTCTCCGCTCGCTTCATCCTGCGCGTAAAGGTAGTTGAAGGTCTTTACCACATCCTCCGGCAGGTCTTTCCATCCGCTGTGCGTAGTTGCATACATGCTGCGCGTTCCGCCGAGGTCGTTCAGCCCCTGCATGCTCTGCGCTTCTTTGTCGCCGTTGATGTAGTCATAGAGGATGTCGCCGTAACCGGTGCTTGTGTAGGTGCCCGTCCATGCGTTGAACTTCGGCTCTCCCGTTTTCGTGCTCTTGTACCGGCTCTTCTCCGCCCAGTCCGGCGCATGTTTCAGGTCTGCGTACTGATAATAGTCCGCCCATCCCAGCTCCTCCTGCAGCAGCGCCTTCGCGCTCTCCACCTCCGTGATCTGGCCGCTCATATCGTTCGCCTGCTTCCGCAGCGTCTGCGCCTGCTGGCTCCACTGCATCAGCTCATTTGTCCCGCCGCGTCTGGAGGAAACCTTGTTCATTAGCTGCTGTGCCTGTTTCTCCAGCTCGGCCTTCTGTGCCTGCAGCTTCTGGATGGCACCGTCCGCCGCCGTAATGTCCGCGTTGATGGCCTCCTTGTCGCTGCGCACCGTCCCTCTCCAGTTCTGGTATTTCTCCTGTTCGCCGGTCAGGTAGGTGTTGTATGCGTTCAGCGCTTCATTGTACTTGCCGTAGCTCTGCTCGTAATCGCTGTAGAGCTTCTGTGTGTTCGCCGCCTCCTGCTCGTACCGTTCCGCAAGGTCTTTGTACTGCTGCAGCTCTGTCTGATAGATGGCGTTGTTGAAAACAGACGGGTTCTTCGCATAGTTCTGTTTCAGCGTAGGCAGGCTCTGCTGGAATCTTCCCAGCGCGTCTTCCGTTTCTTTCTGTTTCTTCGCGGCATTCTGGTAAGAGGTCAGCGCCTTCTGCGTTTCCGTCTCATAGGCCGTATAGGTCTTGCGCAGCTTCTCCGTGTCCTTGCCGATCTCCGGCTGCGAATAGAATTTCCCATCCGCCGTCGCGCCCACGAGGTAGTTCTGATAGCTGCCGTGCTTTCGCTGCATGGCAGTGGAGCGGTTGTATTCACTCTCCGTCAGCTTGTCGGATGCGGCATCATTCTGCCGCACATCTCTCTGCCCGCCCGTCAGCTTGTCGCTTGCCAGTCCGGTGCCGATCTGCGTCAGTCTGCCACGCTGCCCCTGCGCCACGATGGGCGCAGAGGTCTGTTCAGTGAGATGGTTGTTTTCTTCTTTCCCTGTGTTAAGTGGAACCAGCTTTCCCATGGTTTAGCCCTCCGTATATGTCAGACCGTATTCTCCCAGCAGCTTCTGCACCTGTCCCTTCTGTTCCTCGCTCAGCTTGTTCCAGAAGGAATCAATGCCGCCTACCGCGTTGTCCGTGCGGCCTTGTCTGAGCATCGTGCGCAGGCTGCTCATCGCCGCGTTGAAGTAGCTGCTGTTGAATCCGCCGCCGTTGCCTCCGCCGCCGGACGTGCCGTTCTTTGTGAAGCCGTTTGCCTTCAGCGTTTCCTCGCTCACGCCGTATGCCACATAGCTGTTCCATGTAGCATCGTCGATCACGCCATTCGGGAACTTGCTCTTCAGCGTCGAGATGTCGTTGGCCGTCAGCTGATAGCCTCCCGCTTTCTCTTCCGGCTTTGTGTTCCCGCCACCGTTACCTCCGCCGCCGGACGTGCTTCTGCCTGCCGCCGTCGTTTTGAATTGATTCAGTGCCGCCGCGTCCGGGTTGATGCCCAGCTCCCGCAGCCCGGAGTAGTCACCGTACTGCGCGGCCAGCTGCGCCAGCTGGTAGCGTCGCTCGTAGTCCGTCGGGTTGTTGTCGGTGTTGATGCCCAAATCGTTCAGGAAGGAATTGTCTCCCATCTGCGCCGCCGTCAGTGCCTTGTTCATCGCCTCGTTGCGTCTGGCCGTCTGGCTGTTCACCTCATCCAGCAGCTGCCCGTAGTTGAAGCTGCGGTCTGTGTTGAACTGGTTCAGATCGTTCAGGTACTTGGTGTAGTCCAGCTGCTCCAGCTTGCTGGCCGTCTGCAGGTCGTTGTTGATGCGGTTGTATTCATCCATCCACGCCTGATAGTCGAAGGCGCGGTTGGTGTTGTACTGCTGCATCTCGTTGAGGAACTTGTCGTAGTCATTCTTCTCCGCGCCCTGCACCGCGCCGAGGTCACTGAGCTTCATGTTGTAGTCGTTCATGTACTTGTTGTAGGCCAGTTGGTAAAGCTCCGGGATTTTGTCCGTCATTTGGCTGGCATAGTAGTCGCCCGCCTGCGACGCTGCGCTCACCGCATAGCTGGACGGAATGCCGCCGCTGGCTGCAGCAGCTGCGCCCAGCGCGTCCTGCGTAGCCCTCTGGCCTTCCCGCGTGTACTGCTTGCGGTACTGGCTGTAAAGCTGGTCGTTCTCCGGGTCATAGCTGAAGTCCTTCCGGTTTACGATCTGGCCAAGCAAGTCCTGAATGGTCGCGTCGTAGCGGTTGTTGTATTCCGGCTGCGCCTCGCCGTAGGAATAGCTGCCGTAGCCCAGCTGCTTGTCCAAAAGGCCGCTGATGGTGTCGGCATAGTTGTTTTTGTAGGTCGGCGCTGCGCTGCTCTGGAAGTCCTTGGGGGATAGCGGGTCAAGGTAGAAGTTTGCACCCCTCTGCCCGCCGGTGTACCCGCCGTAGCTGGAGCGGATGCCCTCCGCGCCGAGGTTGGCCAGCGCCCGCGCCTCATCCGTGGCGGCGTTTTTGTAGTCCTGCTTGTACTTCAGGATGCTCATGCCTGCGTCCGGATTCTGCTGCGCCAGCTTCAGGTCTGCGTCAGAGAACTGCCCGCCGAGGCCGCTGCTCTGTACGGCCTTCTGAAAATCATCGTAGGTATATCTCGATGCCATGTTGTCTCCTTTCTTACAGCTCGCTGCCGTTGTAAACTTCGCGCACCAGAGAATAGAGCCTGCATCCGCCGTTTCCGGTCATCCGAATGCGGAAGTGGTCGCACCGGCGCGGGATGATCGGCAGGTAGTAGCTGCGCTTCACTTCCGTTTGCAGCGTCTTCACCGTCCGCCACACGCCGTCGCTGTCGAACTGCATGTCGATCTGCACGCTTGCATCTTCATCCAGCTCCAGCCGCAGCAGCAGTTTCCCGATACCCTTCTTTTCCGGTGTCGCCGTGGAAGAGGACGAATAGGTGGTGTACTCGTAGAAGTCCGCCCACTCCGCCTTCCATGCCACCAGCGCCTCCTGTGTCGCGCCCTGCGGCACGCTTCTGGCGTTCCCGTTCATCCATAGCTTTCCGCTCGCGTCGAGGCAGTACAGCTCCTCGTTCCAGCCCCAGCCTACCGCCTGCGTGTTGTCCTCCCGGTGCCACAGATTACTTCTGGTGTCGTAGACGAACAGCTGATGTGCCCCCGTCGTGTCCTGCAGCGATACGAAATACTTTGTTCCGTCGCTGCCCGCCACACCGTTGCGGAAGCGCTGCGTGCCGAATGCCGCGCTGATGCTCTGCGGGATGCCGCCGCTCCATGCCGTGATGCCCGTCCGGCTCAGGTAGAAAAGCGTCTCTCCCGCGATGGCAAGGCTCTCGTCGCTGCCTTTTTCCACGCCCAAGGACGCGCTGCCCATCACCTGAAAATTGGACGGCTTGTCGCCGTAGACCTTGTAGATGTGCTCCTCCTTGAAGAAGCACGGATAGCCGAGATAGCTGCAACACGCCGTAAAATCTCCGGTGCTTGCCACATCCACCGCAAAGCTGTCCGTCGCCACGCCGTCAAACACATTCCAGTTGAAGATGTCGCCCAGCTTGCTGGCGTAGATTGTGTCGCCCTTGCAGCCCCACAGCCGGTTCTCATTCTCGCAGATATAGTCTAACTCTGGAACCGTGCGGCTGAGTTGCAATGTTTCGCTGTCTCCGCCGTCCGATATGGTGAAGGTGTTCTCATAGAAGCGCAGGTTGTCCCTGTCAATCTCCCGGATAATGGCGGTCTTGTTGTTCTCCGTATGCGTCGTCGCGCCGGAGATCGTCACCGCGTCGCCCTCGTTGAACTTTGCTCCCGCACCCACAGCGTAGATGGTGTTGGCTTTTGCTTCCTCGCCCGCGTAAGTGCCGTCCTGAATCTTCGCGCTCCCGCTCCAGCTGCTTTCCAGTGCGCCGAAGTCGCCCGTCAGGCGGTTGTAGTATTTCTTGTCCGGCAGGATGACGATGTACGCGCCGAGGCTTGTGAACTTCTTGTGCCCGTCGGTGACGATGCCCTTCAGCTCGCCGTCGGCGTAAAAGCCCGTTCCGTCCGCCCAGTATAGCCCGTCGTGGGCATATAAGCCGTTCGGTTTCATCAGCGTCCGGCATGTCCACCGCCTTGTGCGCGGGCTTAAAAGGGGATAGAAGTCGCTCGTCAGATTCTCCATGTCCCACAGGTCTCCGTTCTCTGCTGCGAGCGTGTGGTTGTATCCGCCGAACTTCACCTGCTTGCGCTTGCTGATGCCGTCGCCGTAGGCCATGGATGGCAGCCCGATCGCCATTATCCCTCACCTCCGAACACGATGAACTTCTCCAGTGCTTCCAGCTGCATGGGCGTGATCTTCTCCGGCACCGGCGCGTGCTGCACCGTGAAGTCGTCCTCCACCTGCGTCATGCCCAGCGCCCTGCGTTCCCTCTGGTATCCCGCCGCCGCGTCCGCATCCCGGTAGGGGAAGGTGCCCCGCTCCGTCCACTTGATGTTTCCCTTCTCATCCTTCTCCGCGTACTTCTCTGCCAGTTTCAGCTCCTCGCTCTGCAAAAACTCCGCATGGCTCTGCAGCTGCTTCTTCACCATCATCACGGCAAATGCCGTCTGATAGTCCATCTCCTTCTGCTGCAGCTGCACCGCAGCCAGATAGGCGTTTGCGCATTCGATCAAATACATGCTTTCCCTCCTTAGCTGCTGCTCACTTGAAGCAGCTTCCCGTTGACATACACATCTCCCGTCAGGTAGATGCCGCTGTCGCCTCTGATGGTCATTCTCGTCCCCGCATACAGGAACACGTTCTCGTCCGCCTCCATGCTGATGCCGCTGGCGCTCTGCAGCTTCATGGCAAAGCCCACGCCCTGCACATAGTTGGTGTAGATGAACATGCGGTAGGTGCGCTCGTACTCCGTGCCCGCGCCCTGATCGTCCAGTCGGATGCCGCCCGCCACATAGTTGGTGTTCAGGTAGCAGAACTCGATCTCGCCGCCCACGGTTCCGTTGGCTTTCAGTACGCTTTTGAAGGTGCTTCCCTCGATGGTGCAGCCGTAGATGTCAATGGCCTCGATGGTGCCCGTGGTGATGTTGTCCCCGTTGATGGTCGTCCAGCCGCTGGTGGACAGGTCTGTGAAGCTCACCATGCCGGAAAAGCTGATAGACTGGCTGCTCAGCTGCACGCCGTTGGCCAAAAGCCGGATGGTGGAGCTGGATGAGCCGTTGGTCACGCTCAGCGTCATGCCGTTCACCGTCTGCGTCAGGGAAGAGATGTTCCCCTCTGCGTCCGAGATGCGGCTTGTCAGGCTTGTGGCCGTCTGCTGCAGGGTGGAGATGCTGCCCTCCGCGCTGCTGATGCGGCTTGTCAGGCTTGTGGCGGTGGCGGTGAGCTGCGTGATGTTTCCCTCCGCGTCGCTCAGCCGCGCGCCCAGTCCCGCCGCCGTCACTGTCAGCGCTGCGATATTCGCCTCGTCATCCTTCAGCTGCACATACACCGGCTCCGTGATGATGTTTGCGATCTCCTCCAGCCCCGCGTCGTTGAAGTTCTCTTTGTCAAGGTTTCCCATGCTGTAGCGCAGCTGCTCCAGCAGCATGTAGAGATAGCTTGTGATCTTCTCAAACTTCTCGTCCGTGCTCTGCTCCTGCGTCAGCGTCGGGAAAGTGGTGTCTGCCGTCAGCAGGTTTGATGGCATCTTTCATGCCTCCTTTCGCGCAGAAGGTGGAGACCGGCGGAATGCACCGGCCTCCGCCGCTCTCTCAGTCCTTCACCGCAGGCTCCATGCCCACGGCCTTCAGCTTGCGGTCAAACGCCCCGCCGCGATACTCCAGTACAAGAGTACGCACCATGTCGTGGCTCAGGTCGATGATGTCCTCGTTGCCCGTCGGGTCGCTGCCGTCGCCGCCGAGGATGTTTGCATCCATCAGCTTTTCAACGATGTCGTGGAACTCCTTGTTCTTGATGTCCCGCAGCCGTTCGTATCTCACCATGTTTTCTTCCTCCAGTCTTTCGTTTACTTCCTTTGCGATCTGCCCGTGATGCTCGTACAGCCAGTTGCCGGGGCAGCTCTTATTGGCAAACCAGCGGTGCACCGTCATGTTCTGCTTGTCCACCTGACCTACGAGGTTTTGATCTCCCTTCCACCGCAGTTCAGGGATGTGATTCCGCTTGCAGATGTCTACCAGCAGCTCGATGAGGCTCTTGTATGCCTTTTCCGTGATCGGCCACGGCTCGCCCTTCGCGCAGTTGGCCACCTCGATGGTCACAGCCCGGTTGTCGTTGCTCCTGTTGGATGTGCACCAGCTCGCGTATCCTTCCTCAACGTACATACCGATGCGCCCGTCGCTGCCGATGCCGTAGTTGCTGCTGGATTTGCTCGTCTGGAACATCTGCCCGCAGCTCTCCACGCTCAGGTTCCCCGCCATGCAGTGGATGCTGATGGTGTCGATGGCGTGGTTTCGCTTGCCGTAGGTGTACGGGCTGAGCTTGGTGTAGCACACCAGCTTACTGTTTCCCATGGCTCTCCTCCGTCAGCATACCGTGCTTCAGCTCATATACCGCCGCTTCGATCAGTGCATCAATACGCGCCTCGTCCAGCGTGATGCCGTGCTCCGCCAGCCAGTTCAGCACATAGGCTTTCTTCTCCTCGCCGCGCCCGCTGCCGTTGTAGATTTGCTCCGCAGCGCTCACAGCGATCTTCACCCATGCGTTGATCTCCGCCTGCTGCTGCGCCGTGGTCTTGCTCTTGATGTACGGAATGACAATAGCGGTGATGACCGCCGCGATGAGGGCGAACGCCGCCTCAATGATGATGGTAATGTCCGTCATGTTCTTGCTCCTTTCATAAGTCCGTTACCTGTTCTTCCTTCCTGCCGATACCGCCGAAGCTCTCCCGCTTTTCAAACAGGCTCTTCACGCAGTACAGCAGCACAACACCGATGATCTCCGTCACCGCCGTCCGGCTCAGGCTTTCCGCAATCTCCGTCCTGCCGAGGAAGGCGAGGGCGTAGCTGCACCACACCCAGCCGATGCCGTTGATAAGGCACGCCCACACAATGCGCTTGGTGGTCGTTGTCTTACTTGGCCGTCTTCTCTGATGCCTGCCCTTCATGCCCCTCTCTCCAGATCGTCAATGCGGTGGTTTGCCACCTTCAGCTTTTCCTCGAAGACCGCCGCCGCCTCTTCCAGATGGTAGGTGCGCTCCACCAAACCGTTGTGCTTCGCTACTTTCTGCTCCAGCTCCTCCAGCCGGTAGGCAATGAGCGCCGCGCTTTTCTTGTTTGCGAAGTACGCCCCCGCCATGGTGCCGATCAGGCTCAGCACAGCCACAATGACCGTCTCCGTCATGCCGTCGCCTCCGTCCATCCATACGCACCCGGCTCCCACACGTTCGCGTCCACATCGCTCGTCCAGTGTTTGCCGTTGTGGCTCACCTTTGCGCCCTTGGCGTAGGCATCTGTGCTGCCCACCGGCTGGCTCCACTCCGGCCATTCCTCCGCCGGGTCGGAGATGCCCACCCACAGCGACGGGCTGTCCTCCGGTTTCCAGTCCCCCTGCGAGGTGTGCGCCTGCAGGCATTTGTAGAGCTTTCCGTTGCGTTCCCTGATCTGTCCTGCGGTGTAGGCCACCGGGTACGCCCACGGGCTGAACAGCTCCGCGTGCTCTCCCGCCGTCACGCCGTCGATGTCTCCCCTCTCTGTCATGGTGACAAATGCGATGCCCACCGCCTCACTGCTGCTCTGCAAAACCGTGCCGGTGTCCTTCTCAATGAGCTGCACTTCCTCCAGTTCATCAAGCCCCGTGTGCCCCATCAGACGGTATACCGTGCCGTCCACGGCCACGCCCTGTGCGTCCTCCTCTTCGCAGAGGATGTAGAAGCCGTCCGCGTGCCTGCGGATGTAGTTTGGCTTCTCTGTCAGCGCGATCACGCCGCCGTCCTTTCTGATCTCGTACATGCTTTCACGCTCCTTTTTCCATCAGTCGTTTGTAGAACCTGTCCATCCGCCGCAGCACCCGGTAGCTGTTGCCCCGCCGCATGTGGCCGCGCCAGCTCTCGTATGCCGTGCGGATGTCTTCCTCTGTCATTCTGCCTTCCGCCATCCATCGCCGGAAGGTCTTCAGCTTCCGCCGCATCCGCCTTGCGCTTTTGCGGCACATCTTCCGCCACACCTTCCCCGTCTCCGTCAGATAGAATCTCGTCTTCAGGAAATGCAGCTCCTGCAGCTTTACAATGCGCGTCTTCTTCTCGTTCATCCGGATGCCGAGGTCTGCGCATACCGCCCGGATTTGCTTCAGGCATTCCTGCAGGTAGTCCCGGCTCTCGTGGATGAGATAGCCGTCGTCCATATATCTGCCGTAGCCCTCGATGTGCAGTTGCTCCTTGATGAAGTGGTCAAGCCGGTTTGGCAGCATCAGCGCGTCGATCTGGCTCACCTGACTGCCGAGGCCGAAGCCCCGCTCGCCAAAGTCCTCCATCAGACCGCACGCCAGCTTTTGCACCCGCTCGTCCCGGATGCGCCGCTCGCTCTCTGCGTAGATCGGCGCGTGCGGCGCGGAGTTGAAGTAGTCCGAAAAGTCGAATACCAGCGCCCAGCCGTCCGTCCCGTGCTTTCGGTAGTACCGCTGCAGGTGGCAGGTCAGCCTATCCATGGCAAAGTCGATGCCCTTGCCCTTCAGGCTCGCCGCGTTGTCGTACACGAACGCCGCCGAGAACAGCGGCACCAGCGCGTTGTCGCACAGGCAGCGCTGCACCACCCGCTCCGCGATGTGCACACTACGGATGTGCCGCAGCTTTCCCCGTTCCATCAGGTCGAAGGCGAAAAAGCCCTTGGTCTTCCATGTGCCGTCCATCAGCTCCCGGTGCGTCCGGGCGATGTTGGCGGTAAAGTTGCCGAGATACCGCTGCGTTGAGCATTTCCAGCCCACGCCCTTGCAGCATTCCCGTCCCGCCCGGTACAGGTGCTCGTAGCTGAACACCTGCTCAAAGCTCCCGCGCGCCTCGCTGCGTGCATCTCTTCGCCGCTGGCGTTCCGCTTTTCTTCTCCTGTACCGTGCCTCGTGTCTCTCTTCGCTCGTCATAATCCTCCTCGCCCGTTAGGGCATCCCCTGTACGGAATTATTCTTGGGTGCGTGTTCTATCCGCGTGGCAGTACCAGCCATGGAACGGGCTGTCCGCACATTCGCCCGCCATGCAAGCAGCGTCCGGCTGACTGCATCAGAGGATTGTTTTGGCCGTGCCGGGAACAAGCTCTCCTTCTGCAAGGGTGCTGCTTCGCCGCTGCCGGTTACTGTCCTGACCCATCTCTTGCAGAATCCGAAGGCCACGCCATTCGCATTGCTCGCGTTGTTGTAGTTGGCGTTGCCGTTGCTGTTGACATTGCAGAAATTCGTGGAGTTGCTGCCATTCGGAGAGCGCTCCCACCAGTTGTTCGCGCTGCCGCAAGTGCAACAAATACAGAGCTTGACCCATGTTTTTCATTCCGGAAGGTCTTTGTACCGCTGCCGGTCGTTTTTCTTCACCGCCGCGATGAGCTTCGCTTCCTCGCAGATAAGGTCGCCCCAGCGCTGCATCGCCTTGTGAATCCACCCGTAGCCCTCCGGGTTCTGCAAAATGCTGTCATACAGCAGCTGCAGCTTCGGGCTGAGGTTCTGCAGCGCGTTGTTCGCTCGCATCAGCTCGTCCCTGCGCAGCTGCGCCTCGTGCCGGTTCGTCGGCCAGATGTTGTTCGCCGCCCGTACCCGGTCATGCACCTCGCTGCTCAGCTCCATGATGCGTCCCGTCAGAAACCGCTCGTACCGCTTCGGTGCCTTCATGCAGCACGCGAAGGTGTGCGCCTCCAGCTGCCTTGCTGTTTCGATGAACTGCACGCTGCTCTCGCCTCGTTTGGATTTGTAGACCGACATGGTTCTCTCCCTTCCATCCCGCAGCACACAGGCTGCGGGATTGTCTCAGATGCTGGATTAAAAGCAGAAGCCGAAGGCCACGCCATACGCACGGCTCGCGTAGTAGTAGTCGGCGTTGCCGCTGCTGTTGACAAAGCAGAAATACGTGGAGCCGCTGCCATTCGGAGAGCGCTCCCACCAGGTGATCGCGCTGCCGCTGTAGTTCTTCACCTTGCTGTTGCCCGCCTTGTAGTAGTCGTACTGCGTGCCCTCGCCGCTCTTCGAATAGCTGACGCTGCCGAAAATCTCGATCTCGCTCAGCAGAAACAGCTTGTCCACCGTGGTGTTGATGGTGGCACTCTGGTTGCCCGCCGAGGTCAGCTTATTCACCTCCCGGATGCCGTTCTGTACCTCCGTCGGCATCAGCGCCAGAATGGCGGGCAGGTGTGTGCTTCGCATTGCGCAGCTCGTCCAGCCACCGCTGTTGGTGTTGGAGCTGTTCATGTTCTTGGTCTCGCCGTAGCAGTCGTGCAGCTGGAAGGTCAGCGGTGCCTTCCCGCCGGATGCGTAGGTGTCGTGGTTCTTGCCGATGATGTCCACCTGATAGCTCTTGCCGCCGATGGTCATGGGCTTGCTGTTGCCCACCACCCATGTGCTCGGCACGCTGCCCGAATGGCACGCCGCGATGATGGAAGCCCAGTCGTTGTCCGCGAAGTTGTCCTTCAGGAAGCTCACCGTCACCGCGCAGGTCTTGTTCGCCGGTGCGGTGTAGTTCGTTCCCGCCGCCACGCTGATAGTGATCGTCGAACTGCCGTTGGCCTTGCCCGTCACCGTCACCGTGTTGCCCGATACGCTCACCGTCGCCGCCCCGGTGTTGTTGCTGCTGGCGCTGATTGCACCGTCGCCCGCTCGCGTCACCGTGATGGTCTTGCTCTTCGTCGTGGTGTCCAGCGTCATGCTGGTAGGGGAGATGCTGAGGCTTCCCGCCGCCTTGGCGATACTCCAGCTCACGCTCTTCGCCGTGGTGCTTCCGTCGCTCCAGCGGTAGTTGCTCTTCGGCGTGAAGGTCGCCGTGTAGCTCCCAGCGTTGGTGCCCGTGGTCGTTCCGCCGATGGTCAGCTGTGCCGTGTCGTAGTTGTTCCATGTGGGGGACTGGCTGCCGCCGTTGTAGGTCAGGCTCCCGCTCTGGCTCGGCACCGTGGAGATCGTCTTCCGGTTCACCGTCACGCTGGTGGTGGCCGTCTTGGTCACGTTCCGCTCCGTGTAGCTCACCGTGATCGTCTGCGTGCCCACGGTATTGAGCGTCGCGGGGCTGCAGCTGTAGCTCGTCACATTGGCGGTGGCTCCGTCGGAGTAGGTGGCCTTCACCACCATGCCCGCGCTCTGGAAGCTGTCGCCGTACTCGTAGACCTTCTTCGTCGGCTGCGCCGTGATCTCGATCTTCGTCAGCCGGTGGATGACCGTGACGGCCTGCTCCGCCGTCTTCGTCACGCCGCCCTCGGTGTAGCGGATAGTCACCTTCGTTGTGCCGTCCGCCAGCGGTGTGTTCGGCTCGTAGCTGTATCCCGTGCAGGCAAGCGTCGCACCGTTGCTGTAGGTTGCCGTCACCGTCATGCCCGCCGGGTCAAAGGTCTCGCCCTGCGTGTAGGTGGTCTTCGTTGGTGCCTTCGTGATGGCGATTCCGGTCAGCTTGATGCCGCCGCCTCCGCCGCCCACCATGTTAAATACCAAACTCATGCCGTTGCCTCCGTTCTCAGAATGTTCACGGTCAGATTGGCCGTGGGTGCTTCATTGCAGTGGAAGGTCATCTTTCCCGCCGTGGTCACATCATCGGCGTAGATCACCGCCTCTGCGTAGCCTGCAAAGCTGTCTCCCGCAGGGCATACCGTGTAGGCGTACCCGCTCGTGACGAACTTGCTGTTGCTCACAGTCTGCGCGTTGCCGCTCCATCCCGCCGCCGTCAGCGTCACCGTGAAAGAGACCGCCTTCCCGCTCTTTCCGTTCCAGCTCGTCCGCTCGCTCGCCGTGATGTGCGCGGTGGTATTCCCCGTGTGGCCGTTCAGATTGGTCTGCACCTCCGCCGCCGCGCCTGCCTTTTCTTTTCCTGCGATGGCGGTACGGATGTCGCTGTGCGCCGTGCCGGAGCTGTTGTGCGCCGATACTGCGCTTGCCGCCGTTCCCGTCGGGTCTGCGCCCGTCTGTTCCGCCGTCACCTGATGTGGGTTGCTCGTGTTGCCGGTGTGCGCGCCGAGGCTCGTGGCGTTGGCCTTCTTGTCCAGCTCCGTCTTCACGCCGCCGCTGGTCACAGGGTTTGCGCTGTCCGCCGTCGGGGATGTGTCGAAGGTCAGCTTGTCCTGCTTGCCGTTCCACTTGGTGCGCTCCGCTGCTGTGATATGCGCCGTGGTGTCGCCCTCGTGGCCGTCCAGATTGCTCTGCACCGCCGCCGCAGCGCCGGAGGCATCCGCCCCCACCATCTCCGGCGTGTAGTCGCCCTTCTGCGGCTTCACGATGCCGCCGCGCCCGTTGAAGCTGGTCACGCCGCCGCCCGCAATGGCCTGTGCGCTCTCGCACCAGTATTTGGCGTTGTTGCTGTCCTCGCCCTCGCGGGTGCCGGTGCCGCCCACCGCCCAGCTTTCGGCGGTCTTGCTGTTGGCTGCCACCTGTGTAGCGCTCTGCGCCGCCGCTGCGGCGCTTTCCTCCGCGTCTGCGGCAGCGCCCTCCGCCTTCGCTTGTGCGCTCTGTGCCTTGCTCTGGGCGCTCACCGCGCCCGTCTTGGCGGTTTCCGCTTCGGTCTTGGCGCTCGTTGCCGTGCTTGCTGCCGTCTCCGCCGCCGCCTGTGCATCCTCTGCCGCGCTCTGCGCGTTTTCCGCCTTGCTGGCAGAGGTTGCCGCCGCCGTCTTGCTGCTCGCCGCTGCAGTCTCGCTGGCCTTGGCGTTCGTTTCAGCAGTCTGTGCTGCGGTCTTGGCGCTCGTTGCCGTGCTGGCCGCTGTCTCTGCCGCCGCCTTGGCACTTCGCGCGTCTGTCGCGCTCTGTGCTGCCGCTGTGGCGTTGGTGCCGCTGGTGGAGGCGTAGCCCTTGGCGCTGCTCTCCGCCGTCTGTGCTTCTCCCGCCGCGTCCGTGGCGGTCTTGGCGCTTGCTGCCGCAGCGGCTGCTTTCTCCGTTGCGGTAGCTGCGCCGCTCTTGGCTGCGGCTGCGTCTGCGCCGGTGGTCTGTGCTGCGGTCTCTGCCGCGCTCTGCGCCGCCTCCGCCGCCGTCTTGGCGTTCTGTGCCGCCGCCAGCGTCTGGCTCACCACATCGCCCTGCAGCTGGTTCAGGCTCAGCAGCTCCTGCCACTGTGTGTCGCTTTCGTACTTCCACTGCAGCTGCTGCGCGGTTTCGTCATAGCGGATGACGATAGGCTCGCCGCCGTCGCCCTTCAGGCTCTTCAGCCATTCCTCCTCCGTCCCCTGAAAACCGTGCTTCACGGCGATGCCGTATGCGGTGATGTAGTATCCCCGCCACTCTGTTCCGATTTTCGTGCTTCCGTATCCGCTCATACATATACCTCCTCGTGGGTATCTGCCGGACGGTAGTTGAGGGCAAACCAGCGCATGAACTCCCCGAAGAAGCTGTTGAACATCTGCATGGTGTTCTGGTACTTGTTGTACTCGCCGTTGGCGAAGTCGATCATGGCCGTCAGGTATGCCCAGTAGATTTTGTCGTGCGGCGGCTGCGCCAGCAGCTCCTTGTCCTTGTCCGCGTCGTACTGGTAGGTGATGATCTCCTCGCTCGCCCACAGTAAGACCTCGGTCTGCACCAGCCCTTCACACTCGTTCAGCCACTTTGTCTTCGCCTCGTTTGAGAAGGCGTTGGGCTTGATCTCGTCTACATAGTCGATGACGCTCTTCAGTGTCGCCATTTCCGTCCTCCTTTCCTTGGAATGGAAAACGGGGCAGCGGCCTGCGCCGCCGCCCCGTCCGGTCTGTGTTCTGTTTAGCCGCCGATGAGCTGCGTGCCGCCGGTGATGCCGCCCACAGCGTAGCCGCGCCAGTCGTTGAAACCGGCGATGAAGCGGGCATAGCCCTTCCACACGTTGGCATCGTTGCCAGCCAGCTCGCTGCGTACCTCCAGCTGCACGCGGTCAAGCCACATGGCGCTGCCGTACTCGTCGTTGTACTTCTTGTCCAGCAGAATCCACGGAGCCGTGCCGGACGCGATGAACTGGTTCAGGTACGGCCACACCACCACGTTCCAGCGGCCAAAGTTGTAGTTGAAGCCGTTGTTGGCAGTGGCAGGGTCTTTGTCCGCGCCGATGGCTGCGAACACGTCGCGCTTGAGCTTGTAGTCGTTGGGGATGAGGATGGTGGTGGGAGCCACATCCAACACCTCGTCGTTGTCGCCACGGAAGTCCTGCATCTTCGCCTCCATCGCCATCAGCGCGTCGTTGCTGAAGGCATCAGAGAACTGGTTGGACTGGTTGGACTTGCCCAGCTTGCTGGGGTGGTTGGTGGCGAACAGGCACTTGCCATCGGCGGTCTTCACGTCAAAGGTCTTGCCGGAGAAGGTGGTCTCCGTCTTCTTCTGGACAGCCGCGCCGATGAGGGCAGCGCCGAACTTCTCGCGGGTGCGGTAGTAGCTGGTGATGAAGCCAGCGGGCTGCTTCTTCAAATCCATCAGCTTTGCATCCTCCACGATCTCGCGGGACAGGGAGAAGCTGTTCTTCCACGTCATGTGTTCGAGGAACTTTGCGAAGCCCTCCTGCATACCGTCCACGGGGTAGTCGCCGTTCTCGCCCACCGGCTGGAAGCCGTCCATGGCCGTCATGGTGGAGAACTTTTCGCCCCAGTGGTTGCTGCTGCCCATGTTGAACAGCTCCGGCAGCATACTGGTCTGTTCAAACGCCTCGCCCCTCTTTTCGAGGAACATCTTGATCGGCTCCTGAGACTTGCCGAAAATGCTGTCCTGAAGGCCGGAGCCTTCGGTAAAGGTGATATTAGCCATTGTTCACTGTACTCCTTTCGTCGTTCTTAGAAGCGCACGCGGCACATGCTGCCGCTGGCGGTGCCGTCCATGTACACCACCTCCGCCACGCCGTTGGTGGTCGTGGCCGTGACCTGCAGGCCGTCCGTGTGCAGCGTCACCTTGTCGCCCAGCTTGATGCTGGTTGCGGCAGCTGCAAAGGTGGTCTCCAGAATCATGTCCTTGCCCACGCGGATAACGGGGATGATGTCGCCCGCCGTGCACTCGCCGTCCTTTTCGCACATGGAGATGTAAGTGGGCGCGGTTGCGCCGGTAGCCAGCGCCAGCTGGCCGGTGGTCTGCGTCAGTGCCATGCCCACCTTGGGTGTGATGGCGCTTGCGGGCAGGTATTCAATACCCGGCACGCGGTTGTCATCAGTGGAATAAATCTTGAAAGCCATTGTGCTTTTCTCCTTTCGCTTCGTCAGCCCTTCTTGTGGCTGCGGTTGTAGTGTGCCTGAATCTCTGCATCCGTGGCACCCGGATTCAGCGCGCGGTACATCTCCTTCACTTCAGCCGGTACGCTCACCGCGCCCGCGCCTCGTTCCTTGGTCTGTCCCATGTGCTGTTTGCCCTGCAGGTTGTTGAGAGCCGCCTGTCTGGTGGCCGCCGCCGCGCTGCTGGTCAGAGCCTCGAAGTTTGCCAGCCGGTAGGCATCCACCAGTGTGTTGCCCTTCTTCACCAGCTCGTAGAACTTCGGATAGGTCTCCATGGCCGCAAGGTCTTTCAGCTCCCGGATGTTGGGGTTCAGCTTGCCGATCTCCTTTAGCTGCTCGTCCACCTTCACCCGTGCCTGTGCCTCGTTGGCCTCCTGCTGCGCCCGCTCCGCCGCCGCCTGCGCTTCCTTGGCCTGCTTCACCTCCGGCAGGTCGTTCACGAATGCGTTGAACTCCTCGTCGCTCATCCCGCTCTTCTTCAGCACGCGGGCTTTGCGCTCTGCATCGAAGCGCTGCCGGTACTCGTCGTACTCCGCCTTCGATGTGATTGGCTGCTTCGTGTACGGGTTCACCAGTCCGCTGTTTCGGAACGCCTCGTCGATGGTGCGCCTCGCTTCTTCCTGTGCGTCTGTGCGCGCCTTCTCCACGGCGGCATCCCGCTCCGCCTCCGCCTTGCGGCGTGCCGCTGCAAACGCTGCGTTCTGCTCCGGGGTCTGCTTGCCCGTCTCACTATGATCTTCGCCGTCCTCCGCAGCTCCCTGCGGTTTTTCGGCGCTTGTGTCCTGCGTCTCTTCTTCGGCAGGGTCGGCGGCTTCCTGCTCTTCTGCGCCTTGCGCTTGTGTGGTCTCGTCCGTGGCAGGGTCGGCGATCTCCTGCTCTTTTCCGCCTTCATCAATGCCAAACAATGCGCCGTAGTCGATGTCCATGTGTTGTGCTCCTCTCTGGATTTTTGCGCTTTTCCTGCGAATGTGGGGCTTGCTTTGTCAGATGGTCTTACTTGTTCTTGCTGCCTCTCAGGTCGTTGCCGGTCTTCACGGTGCCGTTGCCCTTCTTGTTGTCGCCGCTGAAGGGTGCCTTCACCACCTGCGCGCCGGTGTTCTTGATGCTGCCAGCGTAGGTCTTATCTGCCATCTCTGCGTCCTCCTTTCTTTCCTTGATGCTCCTTTGTGTCACGGTCGGCGGCGCGGGTGCCCCAGTCCCGCGCCGCTTCCCGCTTCAGGAGGTCGGGCGATACCCGAATGATAGGGAAGTATCTATGTCAGACGGGAGCATTCGCTCCCATGGTCTGCCCGGAATCACGCGCAGCGTCCTGCTGCGCTCTCTGGATAACGGCCTGTGCGGTCTGAATGTCCAGCCCGCCATTCTGCTGCCGCTGCATCTGTGCCTGCTGCATCTGCTGCTGTGCCATCTGCATCTGCATGGCCATCTGCTGCTGCAGCTGCTGTTTGTGCAGTTCCTCTTCGAGGTATGCCCGCGTCTCTCCGGCTCCCGGATAGTGCAGCAGCTCCATCTTCGTCCAGAACAGGATGAGCGTCTGAATCTGCGCCGGGTCTCCGAAGGCTCCGGTCTGCAGGTTCATGCGCGTCTCCTGCCACATGGCCTCGCGGTTCGATGCCAGCGGGGCAGAGGTATCGCAGCTGAAGAGGAACTGATCGTTCCAGCACCACTCTCCCGCCGCGTCCTGTTCAAGGAAGTCATAGCGGTTGAACGTCTCGTACTGTGCGTTGCCGTGGATGTCGTTGGACACCACCGGCCTCGGCTCGTCCGTGTACGCCAGCTTGAACTTGAACATAGCCTCGAACAGCGCCGCATACGCCGCGTCTTTCATTACGCGCTTGCTTTCCAGTCTGCCAGCACTCTGCGCCGCCGCGAACTCCTTGGCTTTGCCGCTGGTGGCCGTGCGGTCTGTACGCCCCTGAAAGCTGTCCGTGATGCCGATGATCTGCCTTGCCTCTTCGTATACCTGTGACAGGTACACCATGTCCTGCTCCACGTTGCCCTGCAGGTCGTATACGTCGATCAGCGCCTTCGTGGCCGCGTTGCCCGGTCGGATGACCTTCATATCCTCCGCGTCCACGCGAATGCTTGCCTCGTCCGGCAGCGTGATGTAGCTGCCGGATTTCAGCAGCTTGTCGATGATCTTGCTCTCGATGCGGTTGGTGGTGTTCTGCTGGTCAGCGATCTTGTCAATATCGCTGTCTCCGAGGAAGCGCCCGTACACGCTCACATTCTTCTGCAGGATGACCGGGAAGATGTCTGGCTTGTAGAACGGCACCTTCGTCGGCTCTTCGATGATCTCCACCACCGGCAGCCCCAGCTCGTCCGTCTCTGTGTCGGATGCCACCTCTCGGCGCACCATGCCGCCGATGGTGCTGCCGTCGCTTCTGGTGACGGCCACAGGGATTTCCTCGAACTCTTCCTCGGTCTCCTCCCACTTGCTTCCGCCGCAGTATGGGCATTTCTTCCGCCCGCCCCGCAGCGGCAGCGGCCTTGTCTCTCTTGCAAGCGCATCCGCCGCCGCGTCAAAGTCCACCTCCGCCGCCGCGCTCATGCCGTTCGGCAGCAGGATGTCCGGCGCGTCCATCTCCGGCTCCGTCAGCAGCGGCTCCACCGCGCCACACTTCACGCACCTGCGCAGCCGCCTCGCCTGATAGTCTTCAAGGTCTTCCAGCTGCGTGTCGTTCACCCAGCTGTAAAGACCGATGCCGCCCTTGTCGTTACGGTAGTAGGCGATGTACTGCGTCACAAGGTCGTTCGCCGTGGTGTCCCCACCGGTGCCCTTGATGTCCGGCTCTTCCTCGCTCTCGTCTGATACGTCCACATCGTAGCGCCTGCGGATGTATTCCTTCGTCTGTGGGATTTTGAGGATGATGTAGTCCATGTCCTCGATGCCGGTGTACACGCCGTCCTGCGGGATGATCTGCTTCGGGTGAAGCGTGGATACCGCCAGCTCCCCGATGGTGAAGTGCGTCCGCTGCGTGTTGTCCCACTCCACCAGAAACGCCGCGCCGCCCTGAATGGGCACCGTCCGCTCCATGATGTCGTTGAGCTGTTCAAACGGCATTCTGTCAAGCTCATTGCGCAGCATGTCCTCGATGAGCTTTGCTTTCATCTCGTCCTGCTTGCGTCTGGCCGTCACCTTCGGCTGCGGAATGTTGCTGTCCGTCTGCGCCTCGATGATCTCCGCGCAGATATTGCGCACATGTACGGCCTTCGTCTTCCGCTCGCCCTGCACGATAGGCCGCATTTCGTTCGTCCCGGCATACAGCGCCTCCCGCTCGTCCATGCGGCTGGTCTCGTCGTCGTATGCCGCTTCGTTGGCCTTCAGTCTGTCCTGCCAAAGCCGCAGCTTGTTCTTGTCCTGTTTCTTCATAGCGTCCTCCTGTTATCGCTGCGGATTGCCCCAGCGTTTACGCAGCATCTCCCGCTCCGTCGGTGATGCGTTCTCATAGTCCTCCCACATGGATGCCGTCCATAGCCGCGCCACCGTTTCCTTCTGTGCGATGTAGCTCTGCTGCGGCCTGATGTAGTGTGCGATGGCAAGGCTCAGCACGCAGTCATCGTGCGCTCCCAGCTCCGCCTCCGGCTTCAGCGTCTCCGGATTGCGCACGAAGGTCAGCATCTCCTGCAGCGTTGTCTCGTCGTTCACGATGGTGATGTCATCGCGCACCGCCTTGATAAGCTCCGCAAGGATGACCGGCCTCGTCTTCGTGTTGGTGAGAAAGCCAAAGCTCTGCTTGATCTTGTGCGTGTAATCGTCGATGCTCTCCCGGATGTACTGCTTCGGATACCGCAGCCGCTCCAGCTCCATCACCGGGTAGGTGGAGAAGTTGGTCTCAATGCCGATGAGTGCCGTGTTGTAGTGCAGCCCCAAGCAGTAGACCTGCCGCGCGAACACATCCTCGTCGAACTTGCCCCGCAGCACCGCCACCTGCTCTCCGGTTCTGTTGTCCAGTACCTGCGTCACAAAGCTGTCGCTGCCTTCTCCGGCGGTGTCTCCGCCGATGACGTAAGGCACGCCCTTCTCCGGCTTCTTGTAGACCTTGATGCAGCCGTCCCTCGCGTCCTCCCATCGGATGTCCGTCAGCGTCAGTCCGTCATCCGCGTATGTGAAGAGGCCGGTGCACACCGGCTCCTTCAGCTCCTGCAGCCGCTTGCCCACGGCTTTCCCGTTGAATACCGTCTTTCCGGTCACGCCCCACATACCGAGGCAGTAGACCTGATAGTAATACTCGTCCGTCTCCTGAAAGCTCTCCAGCGTCCGTATGGCCGCCGCATCCAGAAAGCGGTTGTCCTTGTAGGTGCTCTCGTGCACCCGCGCTCGTTTGTCCCGCCGGTCAAAAAACCGCTTCTTCAGCCAGTGCTGAATGCTGATCGGGTTGAAGCTCAGTATGATCTGCTGGTACTCCCGCGTCTTTCCGCGCAGTCGGATGTCCAGCTGGTTGAAGTCTCCCTCCAGCAGCTCGCTGGCCTCTTCAATCCAGATGCCCGTGATGTTGTAGATGGACTTCAGCTTCTCAACGTCATCCAGTCCCGCAAAGATGATCTCGCTGCCGTTTTGGAAAGAGATGGTCAGGTCTGATTTGTTGGCCTTGTACCCGCTGTCCGGGTAGAACTCCGCCAGCTGTCCCAAAAGCTGCTTGAAGCAGCTCTCTCGCAGTGTCCTCGCTACCTTGCGGCACACGAGGAAGCGGTGTCCCGGCTCATTCACCGCCCGCTCCAGCACCTTCCGCCCCGCGAAGATAGACTTGCCCGAACCGCCGCCGCCCTTCAGTACCAGATACCGGTGTGTGTCAGCGAACAGCGGCAGGAAGGTTTCGTTGTTGGTCTCCCGCAGTCCCTCGTACCACGTTACGATTTCATAGAGCTTGTCGATCTCCTCGCGGCTCATGGCCTTCAGCTCAGAGGCCGTCCACTTCGTCTTCATCGCACTCGCTCTCCCCGTCATCCGCCCGCAGCAGCGCCAGCTTCTCGTGGTAGGTGGCAGCGTGCTTCATGCTCTCGCGGGTATCCTTTCCCAGCTCGACCTCCTGCTTCTGCTTCCAGCCGTAGTTGTTCTGCAGGTTGAAGATGATGCCCTGCACGCCCTTCTCCCGTGTCAGCAGCTCCTGCTCCAGATACGCCTCGATGCGGGTTCGCGCCCCTTGGCATATCCCCGCCAGCTCCGGATGCAGCGCAGCGTCCGCGTAGTTCTGCCATGTGCTCCGGTCAATGCCCAAATACAGGCACATGCCCGTCACACTCGGCGGCACCACGAACTGCACCACCTTGATCTCCTCGCCGTCATCGTTGCGGATGATGCCGCCGGTGTCGTCTCTTGCCGGAATTGTCCGTGATATGCTCCGGAAATAACGCTCGATTGCTTCCCGCAGTCCCTTTTTCGTGTATTTTTTCGGCCTTCCTGCAGCCATCTGCGCCACCTCCTTGCTCCGGCGCTATAAGGTTCCCGCGCGTGCGTGCGCGCATCGTGCGCGCTTGTCGTGGGGAAAAATTCATTTTGCCGCACAGCCTTCGCCTGCCCCTCGAATTATCTTGCTGTGCTCTTACCCGCTGGCGGTGTGCGCCAGCTCACGCTATCATGGTACGACAAAAAGTGTGTCGCTGAGTTGCAACTTTGCCGAAAACGCAGAACGCACGCAGGTGTGTTCCTGCGTGCGTTCTGCGTGTGTTTTTACAGCTGCGTTGGGAAGTTCTCGTAATACTTCCGCACCTTCCGGTACAGCGTGGTCTTATCCATGTGGTGCCGCATGGCCAGTGCCGTGGCGCTGGCATCCGTGGTCACAAACTCGAATAGCGCCTGATAATGCTCCCCGCCGTGCTCCAAACACAGGTTGAGTATCTTCTGCTGCGCCGCTTCGTCCAGCTCCCGGTAGCGGCGGGAGGTGAAGTAGATATACCCCTGCCGGTTGTAGTCCGCCTTCACGCCGCGCTTATATCGAAACATCTGCTCCACCTCCCGTCTTCTCATACGCCCGCGAAGCTCTCCCGGATGGTGCCCCCCCGCGTCTCAAAAGCCACCACATGGAACCGCCCCAGCGGATGGATGTATATCACCGTTCCGTCGTAGGCGCGTCTGCGTGCCTTTCTTTTCCGGCTCCGGTCTCTGATCTCTTCCGTCTCTCCGAAAGTCTCCGGCACCCGCTGCACTCTGTCTCTGATCTTCACAGTGCTTTCCCTCCGTGGCGGTACGGGCGCGTGCGGTTGTACTCGTGCTTCTGCGCCAGCACCGCCTCCACATCCACGCCTTCCTTGCCGCACCAGTCGAGGATGCGGATGAGGCAGTCCACCATCTCCGTGGCAATGCCCTCCGGCTTGCAGCTGTGCTCCGGCTTGCCATCCACTTCGCACTGTGTTTCCTTGTCGCAGTGGCCGCAGCAGCCGTAGATCATGGGTTTCCCGTTGCGGTATTCCTCCAGCGCCTCGGACAGTTCGCTGTGGCACAGCGCCACAATGTCTCCGAAGCTGCGCGGCTCGTCCCACCAGCCGTGCTCCACCGCGTTCTGGTGAATGTCCCGTGCCCACTCGTTCAGTGTCTTTGCCATATTCAGTTCCTCCCGGTTATGTATTGTCCCGCATCAGGATGCCCCTGATGGAGTACGCTTTTTCATGCGCGCAGGCCGCGCCGCCGAAGAACCGCTCCACTCGCGCCTGCGCATCTCGAAGTGGATATATGTCCCTCGGTTGATAGTGTTCTTGTAGCAGGTGGCCTCCACCAGCTGAAAGTCCGGGTAGCGGTCTTCAAACCACTGCCACTGCGTTCCGCATTCAATCGCTTCCTCAATGTCCGCAATGTCGTCCATGTTCAGCTGGCCGTCAAACTGTGCGCACTGCGGAATGGTCAGGTTCCGACTCTGGTTCCAGCGCTTGAAGAAATGCTTGTCCTTGGCGATGTAGTGTGCAAGGCCGGTCACGCCGGATTCGTTGAACTGCAGCCGCTTGCTGTTGGCATAGCCCAGCCCCCATACCTTCTCGATGGTGTCGCGGTCTAATCCGCCGCTGAGGATGACATGGTGATGCACTCTTCCGTTGGTCTTGCCGTATTCCGTGCAGCTGATGTACTTCAGTTCCAGCCCCAGCTTTGCATACCGGCGCTTCAGTCTGCGGATATAATTGCTCAGGATGCGCTGCGCTTCCTCCTCCGTCTGCGGCTCTTCGCCGGGACGGTAGGTCAGATGCAGGGCAATGTCATCCTCGGTGAAGTTGCTGTGCACTAAGCGGGTCAGCTTCTTCTCCGCGTTCTTCTGGTTCAGCTTCTGCTGTATCTCGCTCGTCGGCTTGCACCGTGACCGTCTCTTCCCCGGCGCTTGGAATACCGGATATATGTCTCCGTCCATGTAATCGCCGCAGACATATACGCTCTCCCGGTTGAATGTTCTCCCTGTGTACACCCCCGCAGCTCCTCTCTGGTTGCTAAGTTAAGATTGGTTACAAGCCTCAATTCGCGCGTGCGCGCGAATTATATATAAGTATTCAGCCTGCCATCGTCAGTGCCGGGAGGCTGTCCCCGGCAGACAGGACGCACAGCGCGCCCTGTTTCGGCTATGTGGATAAATAATGCCCGTAGCACCACGCTGGCGGTGCATTCCCTTCCACGCACGCTTCCTTGCCCTTCGGAAAAAGCTGCGTCACCCGCCCGTAGGCGCTCTGCGGTTTCATCATGGGAACGCCGTCCGCCCGCGCCGGTGCGCGTTCCTCCGGCCTTGCCTTGTATCCGCAGCGCAGCGCGTCTGTGTCGCGGCTCCATTCCTCCCGGAAGGCATGTGCGCAGCTGCTGCAGCTCGGTTTCATGTTTCGCTCCTTCCCGCGCGCACGCGGCGCGCGGATTGTTTCGATCTCAGATTAAAGGCAGAAGCCGAAGGCCACGCCACTCGCACCGCTCGCGCCGTAGTAGTGGGCGTCGCCGCCGCTGTTGACAATGCAGAAACGCGTGGAGTTGCTGCCATACGGAGAGCGGAGCCAGTACCACCATGTACCGTTCCCCGGTCTCTCTTTCACGCGGCTGCGCTCCGTGCTGAACAGCTCCAGCTGTGTCTCATCTGTGTCCGCCGGTGCCCAGTCCTCCGCTCTTTCCTTGCCGAACATCTCTGTGAACGACGGCAGCCACAGCTTGTCCTCGCTCTCCAGTCGTTCGCCGTCCATGGTCTGCACGATGCGGCGCGGCACGATCATCTCCCGCAGCTCGTCCGGCAGCATGTGGATGATGGTTCCGTTGAGCCACAGCCGCATTTCGCTGTCCCGCCAGCCGCCCTTGTTGGTCATGCGCTTGTTCATCCCGTGTTCATCCTTCATGCAGTCCTTCAGCAGGAAAATCAGGCCGTGCTCCGTGGTGCCCACGGCCTGCACCGTCAGCTCTTCGCCGGTCTTCATCGTGATGTCCAGCTCATCTCCCACCTGCAGCAGCTCCTGCAGCTTTCCGTCCGCCTGCGCCTTCTTAATGGTGTTCCACTCGATCTCGCTTGTGATGGTCTTTCTGATATTCATGGGGCATCCTCCTGATTATCTGTACCGTTCATCCCACGGTACGAAATATTTTCCGCACGCCTTCTTCAGGCGCTCGTCCACCTTGCCCTGCGTGAACCATATCTGCTTGTCGGTCTTTGCATCCGCAAGGCACATTTCCGCATAGCTCATAAAGGTCTGGTCGTAGCAGTCGCTCAGCTTCTTCAGCCGCTCTTCGCCCCAGCCGAAGTCTTCGTGCATGGTGATGAGCATCATATCCTTGCACTGCTGCAGCGTAAAGCGCCGGGTCTTCTCATCCCGAATAGCTTGCTGCGCCGCCAGCTTCTGTAGGTATCCGCTCTGCTTTGCCATCGCTTATCCCTCCAGTGTTTCCTTCAGCTCCAGCAGCTTTTCAATGGTGTCCTCATAGGCCGCCTCCAGCAGCACCGCGCAGTCTGCCATGCCCTCGTTGCCGTATGGGCAGCCCCAGTGTTCCTCGCTGCTGCATACCCGCTTGCCGCAGGCATCCATCAGCTCCACAGCCTGCCGCGCGTCCTTCAGCTCCTTCAGCAGCCCCTGTGCCTTTCGCAGCGTCTCAGGCTCCAGATCGCTGCGCTCGTATTCCCGCAGCTTCTCGTAGCAGCGCCGCTGATCGCATCGTCCATCCTCGCAGAAGCTCCCGCCGGGGATGAAGTCACACTTGGCAATGTCGCAGAAGGGAAGGTCGGTGTCCACTGTCAGCCGTTTCATCTGCCGCACACCGCCGGTCTGCTCTGCAGCTCTCCGCCGCAGGCCGCATAGCCCGCAAGGTCTACCCAGTTGTCGCTCTTGCCGTGGCCGGTTGCGATGCGCGCGATCTTCAGCAGCGCCAGCAGCGCCGCCACATCCTCCGGCACGATGCAAACATCCGTCGCCGGGGTTCCGACGCACTTTTCTTTGATGTAGGTCTCCCACAGCTCGCCGATGACGCGGAAGCTGTCCTCCGGTGTGCCGTAGTCTTCTTCTCTCTGTCCGCACACGCAGACCTCCGCCGCGTGCAGCAATTCGCTTCTCGTCATCATTCGTCCTCCCCGTACAGCACCGCGATGTTTGCCAGCACGCTGGCATTCGTCCACTCCATGGCCAGCAGGATCGCGCTGCGCTGGAACTCGCCCGCCAGCGCGCAGAATGCGTCGCCGTTATGGTCTTTCACCGCGCTCCACATATCCTTGTGCACGTCCTTGATGGCCTTCATCCGGCTCTCCACATTCTCGATGTTTTCCTTCAGCTGCGCCCATGCCTCCCGGTCACTGGCAAATCCGCGTCCGCGTTCTTCCATAATTCCGCTCAGCAGCTCCGCAGAGGTCGCCTGCATGTTGCCCATCAGCTTCTGCTGTGCGCTCAGGTTATCCATGCCGCACCTCCATGATCTCCCAGTCCTCCGCCAGCATGTCCGTCTGGCTTGCCAGCCACGGCACGCAGCTGCGCGGTGCATCCGGATTGTTGCTGCGCAGGCCGGTGGTGTCGATGTAGATGTACGGGCTGGTCATCTTGCTGTGCTCATCCGGCACCTGCAGCTTGATGAAAATGCCCTTGCCGTTCCAGCCTCTGCGCCGAACCGGCCAGCCGCAGCGCAGCTTGCTCAGTGCCCAGCCAAAGTCGTGCGTTTTCACTTCCGCCGCCTCGCACTTCGCAGCGTGCTCCTCGTCCGTCCTCTTCTGCAGGGCATAGCCCTCCAGCTCCCACAGCCGGTTCTCGATGTGCTGCAAGCACAGTCTCTTGCCCAGCTCTGCGTCGTAGTTGGCTGGGTCTACGCACGCGCTGCTCTCCGTCAGGATGAAGCCGTTGCGCAGCCGCACCGTCACCACCGTGCACTTGCCGAACTCCGTGCGCACCTGCACGTCCGCGCTGTTCAGCAGCAGGTCGATCTCCGCCTGTGTTACCTTGATGTCGCTCATGTTCATTTCCTCCTGTCATTTTGTTTGTATATCGTCCGCCCCCACTGGCAGCGTGGGCAGAGGTATCCGTCCTTTGGTATCGTTTGGCCTTTGGCGATGTTCCATCTTAGCCCGCAGCCACGGCAGGTCTCATACCGCAACCCCGGTATCTCCCGCGCTTCCCGTTCTCTCATGCGCCTGCCTCCCGGTACAGCTTTGTTCTTCCGCTTTCGATGTGGCAGCGGTTGATGAGCGGCCTTTGCTTTCTTCCGCCATCCAGAATTACCCTGAGATCGTCCGGTGTCCGGATGATCTTTTCCACGGTTGTGACCATCAGCCACTCGTGGCTTTCCGTGGAACAGTCATATATGACGGTCATGCCCACCTGAAGCTCATCCCATGCAAGCCTCCGCCCGTGTTCCTCTATGTATGTGCCCACGCGCAGCGCAGCAGGGAAGAGGCTCAGCTGTTCCATCTGCTCACTCCTCATACGGGCTTTGCAGGCTCCAGTCCCAAACTTGCCCGCCGTCCCACTCCGTCCGGAAGTGGTTGTGTTCTCCGTCGCCGGTGAAGAAAAGGTATTCCCTCGGCAGCACTCTTCCTACCTCCGTCTCTCCGTCCTTCTCGTCCAGCCATCGCTCAATTACATCCAGTGCCAGCTCCTCCAGCTCCGGCAGCAGCGGATGATCTGCTGCATATCCATGGAACTGGCACGGCTTTGTCACTACGCGAATCACGCCCTCCGGCGTTGCGTCCTGCGCATCGTCCGCCCGGTTCAGAATGCACCACACCACCGCTGCCCGCTCTGTTGTTCCGCACACCATGGCCTCGCCGTATACGGTCTTGGCGATGTACGCCGCCGCATCCGTCCATGCGCTCATGTCCCGCTCAGGTTCTTCCTGTCGGATGACCGGCTCTGGCATGTGCGTCACATAGGTCTGCGTCAGCTTCTCGGCCACCGCCTCGTCCTGCTCAATCGGCTGCGCCGTTGTGCTCAACATCAGCAGGTTGGCCACCACCGCCGCCAGCATCAGCATCGCCGTCGCTGCCGCAAGTGCTCTCTTTCTCATTCCATCCACCCCGCCAGCCACGCGAACAGCGCCGCCGCGCACATGGATGCAGCCATCATCAGGAAGCCCGCGCCCAGCGCGATGCCGTCCTGCTCCACGCCTCCGCCGATGCCCAGCATTAAAAGGAAGCTCAGTCCCGCCAGCGCACCCCACACGCTCTTCAGCGTCCGGCGCTTGCGTCTCCTCACCGCGATGTATCTCATTTCCATATCTGTCCCTCCGTCAGAACGGCAGCTCGCCGTCATCTTCCGTTACCTCTTCGTATGGGTTTCCGCCCTGCGAATAGATGTCTGCTACCTGCTCCAGCTTCTTCGTGTCTCCGAAGTACAGGTTGGTGGCGTTCAGCTCCGTCTCCTTGCGCGTCTGATCGTGCTTGTCCTTCCATGTGCGCGTCTGCAGGCGGCCAGTCGCCACCACCATCCGCCCCTTGCCGAAGAACTTGCACAGGAACTCCGCCGTGCCCCGCCATGCCACACAGTCGATAAAGTCCGTGGCACGCTTGCCGTCTTCCCCCGGCTTGCCGTCTCGCTCCACCGCCAGCGTGAAGCTGCACACCGGCGTGCCGGTGCTCGTTCGCCGCAGTTCCGGGTCAGCGGTCAGCCGCCCCATGATGGCCGTGTCATTCAGCATCGCTCTCAACCTTTCTCTCGATGGATTTCATCAGCTTCAAAAAATCAGCCGCCTGCGGATATTCGCCCGTGTCGTCGCGGACAACCTCCGCCAGAAAGCTCTGAAGCTCGCGCCAGCAGGCGGTATAATAAATCTCGTTTCGATCACTCCGCATCCCTTTATCCCCACTTTTCCACAATGTTCTCCGCCGCTTCCTTCGTCAGCCCGATGAAGTCCTCGTCCGTCGTGCCTATCAAGATGGCGTTGCCTACGATGACGTCGTTGAAGAGGTACGCCATGTCTGTGGCCAGCCGGTTCACCGGCATCCCCAGCAGCTTGCCCTCCTCGTTGATGACGAGCGTCAGCCCCACACCCTGCTCATGGCTCCATTCGCCCGCCAGTGCCGTGGGCACCGTTTCAATATGGCCTTCTACGATCTCCTGCAGCGTCTTCAGGTCTAAGCTGTCGCCGGGGTAGCAGTGCAGCAGTGCCATTTCCTCGTTCGGCCTGATGATGATTGCATATCTCTCCATGCGCTTTTCCTCCTTCACCAGTTCACGCACAATTCCTCGTCCAGAATCTGAAATGTTCCGGTCGGCTTCTCTTCCGTGGGCTGCAGGTCTTCCTCATCCAGATAGTTCCTGCCGAACTCCCGCATGAAGTCCTCCTTCGTCCAGCCCATCCGCTCCATGGCCATCTTCTGGCCGTAGCGGTGCAGCTCGTCCATGGTCTCCCGGCAGCTGTGCACCGCTTTCTCCCCGAAGATGTGGCAGCTTCCGTGGCACAGGTAAACTGTCAGACCGTACTTCTCGCTCTTCTTGCGGTATGCGCCGCCGAAGATGTGGTGCTTGTCCAGCGGCTCCGCCGTCCCGTTCCTGCCGCACAGCCAGCAGCTTCTTCCTGTGTACATCTTTCTGCCTCCTTCAGGTTTCTGCGGCGTGTCTCTTGCAGCGCCCGTCCACGCCTACGCCTTTGAACTTGCCCTTGTTCGCTCTCGCGCGGGCAGCGTCCAGCCGCGCCTTGTCGATGTCGTACTCGAATCTGCCATTCGCATCCAGCTTGTCGGTCATGCCCCGGTTCAGCTCGCGGTATACGGAAGTCTCGTGCAGTCCCACCGCATCCGCGATGTCGCCCACCTTCCAGCCATCTTTGTACAGCCTTGCGATCTCCATGCGCACCTCGTCATCCATGACCTTGTATTTCAATTCAGTGCTCAACCTTCTCACTCCTTCCGCCCGTTTGAGCATAAAAAAATATCGCAAGTCGAACCGTTTAGGTTCTTCTTGCGATATATTTTACAGGTTGCCGAATCCCTGCGTACCCGCAGGGGAGCGGGCAAAGGGGGATATTCTCTTTCACAAAAGAGAATATCCCCCTTTAAATCCCCCAAGAGAAAGGTTTTCACATTGCAAGCGAGCAGCTCGAAGAGCTGCAATGCTTGCCGATTGCATTGCCTGTGCGCGGCGTTGCCGCGTTTGGAGTTGCTATACGATTTGCCTCTGCTTCTATTATCCGCTGCCGCTCTGCCCATCTTGTAGAAGTGCGCAGTAATTCCCGACTACCGCCAGTCCCATCAATGCGGCGAGCGCAGCAATGCCGCATTCGGCAAGCAGTTTGCCGCCGTGCTATCGTCACTCGCGCCTCACGATAGTAAGGCGCGGTTGATATCAGTAACGAATCGCAGAAGATTCATGGCGAAGCCATGTACACCGCACCCGATTCCGCAGGCTGAGCAGCTCTTCAAGATCGAGACTGCCAATGTGCGGGGTCGAGGGGGAAGGCTCCTCGTCCCTTTCTCTTGGGGGGTGTAAGGGGGGCTATTCTCTTTCCGAGGAAAGAGAATAGCCCCCCCTTTTGCCGTTCCCCTGCGCGGCACAGGGAAACCATTGCACCCTCACGCAGTGAGAGCTAAA